TACATATTAAAGATCTTGTTAAACAAGCTACAGCACATTCAGTGTATAGAGTTAAACCTAATGGTAAAATCTACGAAGGTGAATTTGAAGTGGCAAAAGATGAAGAAGATTTAATTAGATTCCTTGCTGATGATGATAACCAAGATGAGTTATTGATATTAGAAGGTAAATTAAAAACTAAAAAACTAGCTGCTATTTAGTAGCTAGTTTAAAAATATAAAAGAATATGATACCAGTAGATAGTTTATTATATAAGATTGATCAGAAACTAAATAAACTATCAACTAATGAACATCAACAAATTCAATTAGAAGACAAGATTTTAGCTCTTAATGAAGCTCAGATTAAGTTAATAAAACAAAAAATTGATGGTATAAGTATTGTTAGTCAGTTAGGACAAGATTCATTTAAAAAACGTTATGAAGATTTACAGAGTCTTGTAATGGATTATAACCATCAACCTCTAACATTGACATTAAGAGATCCAAATATAAATCAATGGGTTGCTAGCGTTCATGATCTTTTTCCAAAATATATGTTTTATGTAGATAGTTATCTATTAGCAGATAAAGGAAGATGTAAGAACAGAAAGATTTGGATTAATCGAGATCTTGCTAAACATGGTGATCTTCAATTTATATTAAACAATGATCATTATAAACCTTCATTTGAATATCAAGAAACATTTAACATTCTTGCATCTGATGAAATAAGTGTTTTCACTGATGGTACATTTGAACCAGTTAGTTTAAATATAATGTACATGCGTTATCCTGATTATATAAATAAAGAAGGATATATAATGTTAGATGGCAATCCATCAATTAATACAGATTGTGAATTAGAATTATATTTAGAAGATGAACTTCTAGATCTTACAGTGCAAAATTTAGCAATGTATACAGAAAATGCTTCTGCTGTTCAAAGCGCACAATATAGAATACAAACAAACGAATAAACTTTATTAACATTTAAATAAATAAAAATGGCTGATTTTTCATTAACCACGGTATTCGTGGTTCCAGTAGGGCAAGCAACGCTCCCTAGCTCTGGCTCAACACAAGACCTTGCCCCAGGTATTGTGGGAATTTTTAACAATCTGTATGCTACAGTAGATGATACAGATATTGCTACGTTTCCTTATTTCTACATTGCACAAGGTAGAGATAACACTTACTTACAAGGATCTAAAAGATCTGACAGAATTGCTGGATGTGTAACAGGTACTGCTTGTAAATCTAACGTAACAGAATGGTACAAAGCATCAGGATGTCCTACAGCTGCAAATCAAATTACAGATGTAACTGATTTCTCTGTACAATGTGGTGATACATTAACACTTACATTGCGTGCTAGTTCTTCTTACATTAATACATTGTATTTCAATGGTTTTACACGTTCAGTAACTGTACAAGCACCTTGTTGTGATTGTGGTGGTGACCCATGTACTGATGTTGATGCAAATGCGTTAATTAATCAATTGATTGCAAAATTAACTGCACAAGCTCCTGGTATCAATCCTGATAACATTAGCTTTAACACATTCTTTACATTTGAAAATTTTGGTGGTACTATTTTACGTATTACTGGAAAACCTTTAACAGTATATGGTCAGCCATGTGATGTTGCTGCTTTCCCTTTTGAATATGACAGAATGTCTTTTAGAACTTTTGTTTATTCTGGTCCAGCTACCACTGCTGACTTTATTGTTGCTGACAACTGTAACATTGTTGCTAACTCTGTAATTACACAACGTGCTTCTTACGCTTCAGGACAATCTGCAGAAATTGCTCAATTAGAGAAAAACTTCTACAGCTACCAAGCTGGATATTTGAAACACCTTTACAGAATGGCTGGTTACAATGAGAACTTTGAGTCTTGGGTATCTAGTGGTGCTACATATGATACTTATTATATCAAATTCAATGAATATGATAAATCTGCTTATCAATGGGGTGATTACATTATGGAAGATTCTATGGTGATCCTTGCTGTTCCAAATGCTGCTTCAGGTGCTGGTACAATTGCTGCTGACATTGAAGAAGTGTTAGTAGCTGCTTTAGGTGCTGTTGTAGATAACAATGCTTGTATTAGTACAACTACTACTACTAGTACTGCTGCTCCTTCAACTACTACTACAACTTCTACTAACATTCCATAAGGATAAGAAGAAGTAAAAAATTATTATTAAATAACCTATGCCAGGGGAAAGAGGAAATCTCATATTCCTCTGGCATATTTATTATAAAAACATGCCAACATTAAAATTAGATTTCTTAGTAGTTCCTACATATAATACATTAACACTTGGAGTTATTGATGCTTCTACATATCCAACTACTCCCCCTAATGTAACATCTCCAACAATAGAAATAACTCCTCCTGGATTTAATGTTGCAGTTATTCCTTTTGATGTTGATAATTTTAATATCTTTACATCAGCAAATTTAGGAATTTCATCAGCAGGGACTAGTCAACCTCTTCCTGATGGTGTATATCACTTAAGATATTCCATTGCACCTGCATTTGTAAACTTTGTAGAAAAATCTATAATGCGTACAGATCAAATTCAAGAAAGATTTGATCAAGCATTCATGACACTTGATATGATGGAATGTGATAGTGCAATTAGAACACAATCTAAAGTGGAGCTAAATTCCATATATTTCTTTATTCAAGGAGCAATTGCAGCAGCTAATAACTGTGCAATAGTAAATGCAAATAAACTATATAAACAAGCAGATAGAGCATTAACAGCCTTCATAAGAAATAATTGTGGATGCTCTGGTAATAATTATATAAACAACTTTAATTAAAATCAAATGGCAAATTGTAGAACTTGTGGTACTAATGTTGGTTGTGGGTGTCAATTAAAAGATGGCTTATGCGCAACTTGTCGTGCTGCTGTAAATAAAGCATTAAAATTTTTTAGATCATGTTAACACCTAGATTAACTAATTGTGCAGAATGCGAAGATATATGTTCATTAATTGAAAGTATAGACTGCAAGGTTGCAGAGATGAGTGTTAGCTTATACAACAATGTTGTATTTATGCTAAACAAATCTTTTGACCATGAGTTACTTTCTGATTTATTGAACTATAAACGCATTTTACAGTACAAGGTGTGTAATCCAAATTATGCAGGATGTTTCACTGTTAATATGATTGCTAGTAAAGTGAGAAGGTTTACATCTGGATGTATAAAAGATTGTAGTTGTCGTGCTTCTGGTGCAGGAATTATAATTACAACAACCAGTACAAGTACCATTCCACCTCTTACAACTACCACTACTACTAGTTCTACTAGTTCTACAACTACCACTAGCACTACATTATCACCAACAACCTCTACAACAAGTAGTTCTACAAGTAGTTCAACCAGTACAACAACTTCTAGTTCAAGTACTACAACAACAACTACAACTACTATTAACCCAGAATTATGTATACTTCCAGATGTTACAATAGGAACACAAACTTGGACAGTATGTAATCTTAATGTAAGTCGTTATAGAAATGGTGACATAATACCTCAAGCAACTTCTGCAATAGAATGGACAGGATTAACCACTGGTGCTTGGTGTTGGTATAATTTTGATCCTGCTAACGAAGAACCTTATAAAAAAATATATAACTGGTACGCTGTAACAGATCCAAGAGGTCTTGCACCAGTTGGATATCACATACCAACAGATGCTGAATTTAGTATATTACGTCAATATCTTGATCCAGCTGGAACAGAATTTGTTAATACTGCAGGAGCATCATTAAAGGAAACAGGTATTACACATTGGAATACTCCTAATACAGGTGCTACAAATGCTACTGGATTTACAGGTCTCCCAGGAGGTCTTGCTAGTTATTTTGGAACATTTATGAGTATAAATAATTATGGTTATTGGTGGGCATTTGATGAATACTCTTCTATATTAGGGTGGCAACGTAACTTAGCTTACAACACTACTAACTTCATTCAAAATGGTGCTAGAAAAGATAGTGGATTATCTGTACGTTGTTTAAAAGATTCAGATACCACAACTACAACAACCACAATTCCACCAACAGGATTTAATACAATTTATACACACTTTGAAGCACTTTAATAATGGAAGATAACATTGAAAATATAAAACTAAAGATACAAGAGTTGGCTATGTCAACTCCTAATGTCAATAGTATTTCTTATGGTTATAAGTTTGTTGAAAACATACAAACTGATGAACTATGTATAATGTATGGTGTTGAACAAAAAAAGCCATTATCTGAATTATCTCCAGAAGAAATATTACCTAGTAGCATTACAGTTGGAAATCAAGTATTAAATACAGATGTTAATGAAATAAGTAAACCAGTATTACTAGCTTGTAATGCTTCATGTGGAGAAGTTGCTGGACCTAACTCAGCTGTTAACAGAGCTTTTACAAGACCATTGCTAGGTGGTTTATCAATTACATCAACTAATAATGTGCTCACTGTAGGAACTATGGGATTCATAGGTGTACATACAGCAACGCAAACATTAGTAGGAGTTACATGTAATCATGTTGTTATACAAGATGCATTTTATACATCAGAAAGAAATTTATTTGGAACTATACAGAATGAATATTCTCCAGTAGATACTATTTATCAAGATGGTGAAACAGGATCAATCCCTCCTTCAAACTATAATATAGGACAAGTTTTAAGATATGTTCCTATATCATCAGTAAATTATAATTTTGCAGACGTTGCAATATTTTCATTAAATGCTGCAGATATAGATATATCTACTTCTTTTCAAAATATAGGAAGTGATTATTTATTACCTTTACCATTTGCTTCAACTTCTGAAATTAATAATCTATTAAGTACAAACCCAATGTTATATAGTTCAGGAAGAACTACAGGACCAAAAGGTGGAGTGACTTGTCCAATGAGAATATATTCTTTATTTTCATCGACTATTTTAGATTTTAATAAACAAGGAGTAGCTACAAATTGTCAGTTCAATGATCAAATAGTATTTGTAAAGCCTGAGAATGATCCTAGTTTATCAATTGTATGTTCTAATCCTATATATTCTGGTGATTCAGGATCTGCATTAATTGCTGATTTTGGTGGTGTAAGAAAAATAATTGGATTAGTATTTGCTGGAGGATTAGTTAGTGGTGTAATCTATTATGGATATGCAAATAGAATTGATAATATTGCTTCAGAATTAGGAATAGAAGCTTGGGATGGAACAGCTAAAGCTTATGTAAACCCAGCATCTATTACATATAAAACTACTTATAATGGTAGTTCAAATAAAACAACAACATGTGGTTCAACAGAGTATTGGCAAGTAGGATTGACAACACTTGATGATATCTGTTAAAATAATAAATCAAATCTTTAAAATAAAATAATATGTCAACTTGCTCAAATTGTTACAATGGATGTACAGAGATTGTCTCTGACAGATGTGTAAAATATACAGGAGTAGATGTTCCTGCTCTTGGTATTACTAATGGTGATACTTTATTGTCTATAGAAGAAACAATATTTAATTATATACAATCTTTTATATTAGGAGAAGAAATATTCCCAACACTAGATCCTTCTATACTTTGTAAAATTATAAATGACAACCTTCCTATATGTTCAGGATGTACAGGAATATCTTTAAATGATATATTAACAGCTATTATTAAATCAGTATGTGATTTAGAAACAGAAGTAGCTAATATCAATAGTGAATTA